CCTAGGCATAATTAGAGACTAAGCTCCCTTTGGTATCTCGCCTCTTCAAGCGCGAGTAGTCGGTTTTGGAAGTCTACTTGTGAGTCATAGGCTGCTGTGCGCTGGCCAAGCAGCGTTTGTTGTTGCTGAAACGAAGCCATAGCGGAGCCAGCGCCTATAAGGCTTGTAAAGGCCGCAGTGTTGTAAGTCATAGCTTGGGCCTTGCCTGTCAGCCTTGCTATTGCAGCATTTGAAGCGGCGTTTGCTTCATCTACGCTTCCAGCGTATTGAATGCGCAAGGCATCGACCTCTGTGTTAAAGTATGTGTCTTTCATTGCCTCAAGCGGACTGCCGGACATACGAATACCAGAAGCTGCTGTTGCAGTTCTTTGCGCCCCCTTTAACCTTTCTGAGTTTCTGCGCAAAGATGCTTCTTGGTCACGGCGGGCGCGTTGCGTCAAAATAAGTTCATTTTCCGCAACTTGGGCTTGGTACTCACTTACTGCACGAGCTTGTCGCGCTGCTGCGCGGTTGCCCTTGAAGCCCATAACACCTTGGGCAACAGATGCGCCAGCGGCAATAGCTGCATAATCCATTACTGCACCCTCGCCATTCTGTAGTAATCGCCGCCGTCTACGCCGTACTTACGCATGATGCCCTCGTTCTCAAAGCCAAGCCATTCTGCAAACCTGTACGCGCGGTCGTCGTCAACGTGGATGCTGGCCTGCACTCTCCTTAAATCAGTATCTTGCAATATACTACCAAACAGTCGTTTTGCATAACGGGCAAAGGACGCCGGAGTTCTGAGGCAATCCGGTGACACCAGCACCCAACCTTCCCCTGCACCAAACCACATGATATGCGCCCCACCAACCGCCAGAACCTTGTCGTCATCAAGAAGCGTGTAGGCAACTATCTCGTTGTGGCCCAGAAGGCCAGCCCGTGAGGCTCGGCCAAACTCGTAGTCTAGTTCAATGTCATACACATCATCATGTGTATAGGGTCGTATATTAAGCATCAAATGTGTTAGACCTCCGCATCACTGCCAGAATAGTCATTGGCAATGGTTGCGTCTGCCTAACGAACACCCTGGCATCATTGTCGTACCCTGACGGGAACGTAATCTCTTTGTCTCCATCAAACATTGGCACAGCTTCATCCATCGGCATGCTGCTGTCACGGAACGGTATACGGTCCAGATTGCTTTCATCCGGCCCGACCTCTGCGCCAACCGTGTCGATAAACCGAACAGTTACGCCGTGAATACGCTTAATCTTGCCCTGTGACACGCCATCATCTGCACCGGCCTCAAGGCGTAGCGTCTGCATCTTGGAATCGTAGGAATAGCCGACATGCACTGTGCTGGCGCTGCGGTCCAGCGTTACCACACCGCCGCTTACAACCTTGTCTGGATGTGCCGCGCCGTCAGCCAGAATCTGCACCGTCTCGCCTTCGAGGTGGTTCAGGCCACTAATGGTGGTGGTGGCGGTGCTGTCATATGTGAGCCCAGAGTCTACATAGAAAGCATCAGCAACGTCGGTGCCGAAATAAATGTTTTCCATGAAGACAACGTGGCGGACTGTTGCGCTGTTAATGGTGCGCTTGACCGAGAGGTACACTTGGTCTTCTGCGCCACTTGGGATGGCCGTGATGCTCTCAACAATCCCGCTGTTGCCCATTGGGTGAGTGTGCCAACCAATCGTTTGATTTTGCGGGTCGTAGGACAAGCCAACCAAAGTTCCATCTGAGTGAACAAACCAAAGCACAAGCTCCGGCTCTTGCTGCCACACCATGTCTGTGACGCCGCCGCGTGTCAGATGCTCCGCCAAAATGGTCAAGTCCCTGCCAACCAAGCCGTCAGTGTCCAAGTCAAATGTGACTTCTTTGACCTTCTCAAGCCCCTTCTGCACCATGATGGTGCTAGCGCCAGCACGAAGCGGGCGCACATCCCCGGAGCCAAAGGTGGTTTCACGAAGAACATTGACGCTTGTAGGCGTGACCGGCTGGGTGCCTGTTCCGCCTGACAGTGTAAATTCAGAACTTGTCGTCATGATTTGCAGGAAGCGACCCGGAATCATGTGACGGATGACGTTGACCTGGCCAGATGCAATTGTGATGTTGATGGCATCGTCGTCATTCGTGCCGGGTGTCATGTTTTCAAAGTCAGCCGTCTTCGAGCCAAAGATGGTCTGCGGCTGACCTGTTGTGCCAGCAAAGTATAGGCGCTCTTCATAGAAAGCTATAGCCCGTGGGTATCCTTGGTCTCCACCAAACGCGCCAAGTGACCAGCGCTTTGTTGCATTTCCAGAGCCAACAACATGGTCGGGTAATGTTGCATTGCCAAAGTTATCTGCTTGCACGGTTGCTGTAACATTAGTCGCGCTGTTAAAGGCAGTAATCTTTACATGCCCAAAACCATCATGCTGGTACTCCCAGTCAATAGCGCCATAGGTTTCAGTCCCCTCAAGATGAACCGGGGGTGTGTTACCTGACGTTTGAGTGCTGCCAGTGACATTCTTGTAAACATGCCCATTATAGCGGACAGTCGCGTTGTTGGCGTAGCTTGTGCTTGCCGCCCACTCGTCATGCTCAATCTCTAGGATTTCACGGAAACGGATTAAGCGGCCAACGTCACTGCTGCTGAATGTGTTAGCCGAAGCGGTGATTGTTACGCTGCCAGTCTGAGCCGAGGCGTATAGCGTTGTGCTAGTTGTGTTCTCATCAAGATACGGCCCGTCAATAAACTCTATGTCAGACAGGTCAAAGCTGGTGGCGGTAGTCCGGGTCAGTTTTGCCGGTTCGTGGTCCTTATGCACCAAGTACAGCACGTCAGCGGACTGAACAAAATTTAGCTCAAAGACTTGCGCCTCTGTGTACGTCGTTGTGTCCTCGACAATCTTGCCAGCAGTGCCGCCGCTGGTGTACGCGGTGAACCCGGTGCCATCAACACCTGAAAGCTCAATCGTGTTTGTTGTCTTATTCGCAACGGTAAATTCACGGTTGTTCAACTCCACCATGCCAGCGACATCTTTGACAAAGATGCGGTCACCGTTATTCAGGGTGGTGCCAGTAATTGTTAGCACAACAGGATTGGCTTGCGTTGCCCCGCTGATTGTCTCGGTGGCCTCAGTCAGAATCCCACCGTCTTTGAAATAACGGATATAGTTCGCCCCAAATTCAAGGACATAGGCTTGCTCGTCGCTAAACTCAAACGGTATAAGCCTGACCTTGCCACCGTCTTTTGATGTGCCGGCGTACTTGGTGCCAGGTCTGCGTGTAATGCCACCTTGCGGAAACACCAACATGTTTTCCAGCTTTTGAGCGCCACTGCTGTATTTCTGTAGGTCAATGCGGCCTTCAAGGCGCGGGGATAGCTCACCAGCTTGAAAGTTTGTGACAATAGTTGAAACGCGGGCCATGCCTAGAGCCTTATGTTCACAAAGTCATCAGCAATAATCTTGTCTGGTGTGCCTTCCATCGCGTCAATGCCACGAGCCTCTCTTAATCTTGTTTCATACAAAGCTTGCATTTGTTGAGCCACATTCATGCTGCCAGTTAGATGATACGCGCCATCCGCTGCTATGCGGCAAGCTATGGCGCTTACTAACAAGGAGTCATACTGTTCTGTGTCAATGACCCGACCAATGTAAGTAATCTTACATTCGTCCTCGTTGGTCATAACTTTGCGGCCCTCAATCTTAAAGGATATTTGACTGTCGTATGCGGATACTTCGCTATCAACACTTTTGTTCCAAAAGGATAGAACCCGCAAACAGTATGGGTTGGTAGGTAATGTAAACTGGCTAGAGAACCCAAACGCTGGGGCGGTTGCGTCTCTTGCGAGGGCCGCACGGGTCACAGCAATATTCCAAGGGTGAGCGCGAAGAACAGCATCACGCTTGTCATCGTAAGATGAATTACAGTAACGCGCCTCTTTCGAGTTTTCGGTTAGGGACGTGATTGTGTCAGCGCCCAACAGGTGCATCGCTTCGTTGCATATGTCCACTATGGAGGGCATTACTTTACTAACCTTTCCAAATCAATCAGGACGCCTTGGCTCGTGTTAGAGTCACCGCCCTTCCAAATTTTGCCTTCGTCCTTTGCTTCCTGCACAAGCTCCTTCAGCCGTGCTGTGGGCAATATTACCACAGTTTCGCCGTCTATGATAAACGCCCAGAAGTCCGCCTCTGTTGTGTCTATGCCTGACGGCTTCCCCCTAGAAAAAAACTCCACAAACACTCTGCCGGTTCGTGAAGCTTTGAAGTCTCTTTTTATTTCGATGGTTCGGGTTTGCAGTACGTCAGCAAGCCAACTTTCCGCCATTTGACCCACCTTGAGGTCGTACCGGAAATCTCTGTTGTACTCCACCCATCTATCCTCCGGAGCAGGAGTGAAAGGAGGGCGGTTTCAAGCCGCCCCCCTTAACTGGTTAGTTTACGACGTACTCGATGATGAACGAGAGGTCGCCGCCAGTGTCACCGGCTGCATCGAACACGAGTCCGATGTAGTAGTAACCGCCTGGGTCAGACGATGCGCCTGCATCTTCCCAAACTTGCTGGCCCATTGCGTTGATGTCGCGGGCTTCAAACGCAACCTCAGTGCCGACGGTGACAGCAGCGCGAAGGTCGGTGATAGCCGACGCATACGCATCATCGTCAACAGCGACACCATCGGTGTTGTAGATGCCGACATCGCAAGTGTTAGTGGTCCCAGAGTCAAGGTCATCGTTGAACAGCTTGATGCTGGTAATGCTGGCATTGGTTGGAACCGGTGCAAGCATCACAGTGTCGGATGCAGACAGGTCACCAGCCGCAAGGGCGATGGTTCCCTGTGCTACACGCTTTACACCGTGCAGTTCATGCGATGCGTTCATGACTTGAGGGCTAGCCTCAAAGTTGGAAACAAGAGAAGTGTTTACGTTAGCCATTTGTTAATCTCCTCTTAGTCCGGGGTTTCGTCACAGTTGACCTGAACGACCTTGGCCTTCTCCATGCGCACCGCGCCGATGCTCATGCAGTAGTACACCTGAGTCGCGTAACCCTTGTCGGAACGCTCGTCGATGCGTGCAGATACATCTTTGCCAATACCCAGGGTGATGCCATCCTCGGCCCAAGCAAAACACTTGCGAACGTCACCAGATGCAGCAGTTTCTGCGTCATCAGTGGTGTTCAGGCGGTTGGTCATGATGAACTTGAAGCCCATGAAGGTGTCGAGTTCGCCCTGTACCAGAGCCTTTACAGTGTTGAAGTCGCTCGAAGTTACCGTGGTGTCAGCCAGCAGATTCTGAATCTGGCTTGGGCCAGCGGCAAAGTAACGAGGAATCGACGGGTCAACGTCACCGCGGTCAAGCAGTTCCTTCGCCTCACGCAGCTTTGCGAGGGTCAGGTTGGTGTTGCCGTTTGCGATGTAGTTGTCGTCAGAGGAGCTAAACGCTGCCTCAGTGCTGCTGCCGGTTTCGCCAGTGGAGGCTGTGCCAAGAGCAGCGGTGATAACGACATCATCCATTGCACGACCCATAGCTGCTGCTGCGGCTTGTGCGTAGGATGAAGTCGGGTCGATGAGCATGCGAATTTTGTCCTGGTCATCAATCAGGTCAGCATACTCGTAGTCAGCCAGGCTCAGACGACGCCGCTCATGCGGAGTGTCAAGCTGGGGAGTGTCGGCATGGCGGGAGGTGCGAAGCTGCGCCGTCGCCAGACCGATTTGGTCGATGAAGGCATTCTTACCAACAACATTCTCGATGCGCACTGCGTCACGCAGACGGGAACCCATCTGCTGTGAGAGCATCTGCACGTTTGCAGAATACTGTTGCACAAATGCCGTAGTGACTTGAGTAGACATTAGCCTACCTCCTTCTCTACAGTTGCGTTTACAGTAAGTTGCGGCGTGCTACCCTCACGGACACTCCTGGCTTTTCGGGCCTGCTTGCGGCCACCGTCTTTCCGGTTGTCGGCAGGACGGGCTTGCCCGCTACCCTGCGTCACCCACTCGTAGTATGTATCTGCGAGTAGGTGGGGATTTAGTACGTCTCTTTGAGTACCATACTCAAGTGCGAGGCGCAAACATTCAAGCCTAAGCTCTATTTTGTCATCCATGAACCATTTCCATTAGCTCTTGAACGCGGTCAATGGCTTGCTGTCTGCCGACCACATTCTTGCGGTCAGTGTAGACTGGCGAAGACATGATGCTTTCAATTTCAGCCTGCGCCTCACGGCGGGACATTGTGCTGCTAATAGCGTTGTCAGCGACGGTATCTTCGCTGGTTACGCTGGAACGGAACTCGGCCATCTTGGCAAAAGCCTTGATAAAGTCAGGATGATTGCCGACCTTTGTGCCATCTGCTAGACGCATTTCAAGCAACTCGCCGCTGCCAAACTGCTTGGCAATCTTGCCCGCGTCTTCGATGCGCACATCAAACTCGTCGCCCCACTCCTTGCGGAGTGCTGTTTCAGTGCTTGCGCGTTGTTGCGTTTCCGCTGCTTCGCTTAGTTGCCCGGACTCCTGAACCATAGCACGGTAATATTCCAGCACACCGTTAGCTTGGTCAGGCGTTAGGCGCAGATTATGCGCTACATCAGCGTAAGACTTTGCAACATCTTCGGTCACAATGTTGCCATCAACTGCAATTTCATAGCCATCCGCACTTTCTGGACGGCCAAGACGGCTATAGATGTTGTCAAGGTCTTCGGCTGTTGGGTTGACTGGCATCGGTAGCTTGTCCGCGCCAATCAGTCTTTGTGCGTTTACATAAGAACGAGCGAGGTTCTCGACATCCTTAATTGGTCCCAGGCTTGGGTGGTCACGCAAATCCTCCGGTATAGTGGATAGGAACTCGTTACCAGACCCGCCCTGTGCTACCTCTGCTGGGGTTTCCATCAGTGTAGTTTCAGGCTGGGCTACCTGTTCGATAGCTTCCTCTGACATTGTTACTCCTGTGTCATCATGTTGTGGATGTGAAGCAGGACAGCGCGTTTGCCCTCTTCAAATGCGGTGGCGTTTGCATCGCCAGCCACATAGCTGGACGCCCTCCAGTTCGCACGGGCCTCCAAGTCTCGCAAGACCTTCTGACCGCCCTCGGTCTCAAAGGTCTCTTTGTAAATATGCTTTAGCTTTTCTATGTCCTTCACGATTGAACCATCCTCACGGCCTGTGCAGCCTGCGCTGTTGTGTAAACATCCTCTTGGTCACGCTGGCGCTGCATAGCCTCTTGCTCTGCTTGCGCCCGCGCTTCACGAGTTTCGTTTACTTCACGCTGCGACCTGAGTGTGGCTTTCGGGACACCAAGTGAATCTGTGACGTGGCGAACCAGTCCATCAGGGTCGATGTGGTCGCCAACCGGCAAGCTCTGCGCCAGAGGCAGGAGAATCTCAAGCGCCCGCATGGTGTTGTTTAGGCTGCTTGATTTCTGCGCTCGTGCCAGCGGTGAGACATACTCAATATCAATGTCACGACCTTGGAGGACTTCAGGTGCCGGTGCCAGCATGTCGTTGCGCAACATTAGCGCAAACACACGGTCAATCAGCGGGCGAAGCATCTCATTCATGAGCCTGCCCAGCACAGGGCCAATGACCCTCATGCGCTCTTCCTGCCTTTGAATCACCTCTGTCGCGGTCATCTGCGGAGAGCCAGCAGTCAGAATTTGGTCAACATAGAACGCTTGGCGAATAGCGGTGCGGCGCTGTTCTTCCATGTTCAGACCAATAGGGATGTTGGCACCCGTATTCAGCGGCGTAATCGTCTCGCGGGAGCCGGAACGGAAGAAGTTCAGGCCGCCCGGCTGGGTGCGAATAGGCAGCAGAAAGCCGTCATCAGGCACCAGCAACGGCGGGTCAATCTGCTTCTGAGCCGC